ATCAGCTAGCCCGCAGTGCAGAGCCGTTGCGTAGCGCGTTGTTGATCGCTGCGACGAGCGCACTGCCGTTGCTGCGAAAAAATCGCGCCACATCCTGGCTATCCATTGCCGAGACGCCAAAGTTGACCACTACAGGTGAACCAGCGCCGCCGGCATTGGCGCCGTTCGGTGCGGCGATCAAATTTTGAAGACCCTGCGAGATATTGACCGGCAGCACCATTTCGTTACTGTGAAGCTGGGCGAGCACGCCGCCAGGACCGAGGCTCGGCACCGCCCAGCCGCCTTGCGCGCTCGGCACGACGCCGCCGCGTTCGAAGCCGAATAGGCTACCGATGCCTTTGAAGAGACTGCCCAAGACGCTGCCGCTTGCGCCAAACAGACCGCCGAGCCCGATACTTTCAGCAAGGCCGCCGCCCACGAACTCCTCCCCGGCGCCGGTGAGGCCGCCCGAAAAGTCCTGGTCGCCTGCTCCGAGGAGACTGGCCCCAAATAGGCTGCCAATTTGACCGAAGACACCTTTCACTGCCGAATTGACAAACTCCGCGATGATCGACTGAGCCAGGTTCGCCAGGGCCTTCTGCACCGTCGTCGTACCGAGAATGATGCCAGTAACAGACGTATCGATCGCGCGTTCGACTGGTGCAACCAAGCCGTCCCATACTTTTTGATTTGCTTCAGCTAATTTGGTGTCGAGTGTTTGCACTTGGCCGACATACTTCTCATAGGCAAGCGCTTGTTCCTCGATTAGTTTTTCTTGGGTGCGGGTATCGTCTTGTGCAGCCTCGAGCTTCTTCTCGTAATAGGCCTGATCGTAAGACCATTTGAGATCGAGGAGCTCTTGCTCTTGGCGAATTTGTTCATTGACCGAAATTTGGCCGTGAGCAGCCTCGCCATCGATCAACGCCTTGTAATTGGCGAATTTCGCATCGGTGACCTTCTCATCGGCGCTGAGTTGGTTGAGTTGATCCCGCTCATTCCGGGCGGTGCCAACCATGGAGGAGCTCGGGATCAATCGGTCACCGATCGATCCGGCGAGACCTGCAGCCCGGGCCTGCAGCGCACCTATACTCGACCCCACCTCGGCGCTGGCCGTGCTGATCTGCAACTGCACCTGTTGGGCCGCGGCTCCAAGCCCCGTGAACTGAGCCCGGATCGCGTCGGTTGCTGCCTGAACCGAATTTGCTGCTGCCTCCATTCCGGACTGCAGATCATCGGTATTGGCGCTGATGACAATGCTGGTTTCGATGTCGGCCATCATAGCCCTTCAAGGACAGAGCACCGGAGGGCGCTGCTTTCTTACCGCCTACGAGCACACCCGAGTGTCATTTGCCGGCTCCCGCGCGACGGCGCAGCTCGGTGAAGTCGAGCACCACCGGAGTGAGGCCGGCATGAACGTCGCCCGAACCAAATCCGGGCCCGAGCTCGGCGAGTAGCACCTCGAGCCCTGAGCTGGTTTTAGGTTCCGGACTTCCGGGAGGCATTTGCACCATTGTGTGCCGATCTTTGCCGACACCGAGATAAGCGCTGATCAGTATGTGAAGCGGGGGATGCTCGGCCCAATATGCAGTGAGCTCTTCGAAATCGAAGAGCGTCATTTCGTCGATTACGGGGTAGGAGTAGCCGCAAGCGGTGGCGAGGAGGCCATAGATAGGTCCCCAGCCCTCCGCACCTCCCGGATCGGGTCCGGAGGTGACCCCGAGTCGGTCGAGCCTGCCCCCGGGCTGGCCCCGGGGGCTACTCCTTCCCCCATGCGGTTATCGCGCAGCTTCAACCCCGAGCCGGTAAGAACAGCATTCAACACCGCGCTGGCATTGCCGAGATCGAGCAGGTTCTCGACCATGTCTGGCGTTGCCTCGGGATAATTGCGTTGCAGTGCAGCAGCAACAATTTCGACGAGCACGCAGATCTGCGTCTCGCCCATTGACGCCCCGATCTCGGTCAATTGCCGCACCTTTGGCATTAGCCGGCGGAGTTGCCCGAGAGTGAGAGGCGGGACCAGCCAATCCCGGCCCCCCATCGCAATCGTTACGCCGGGAAGCATTACTCGACCGTACTCAGATAGCCGATCGTCCCGGAAGCATCGGCGAAAGCCGAGAAATCGAGCTCATGTATCGTCCAGTCGTCGACCTTGGTCGGTAAGGACAACTTGTCGGCCATGCAGGCGTTGAGACGCAAGGCCATCCCGCTACCAGCATAATTAGTGTAGAATGTAGCCTTAAAGGTCGGCGTGGTCCCCATCACTTGGTTCGTGATCGTCAGCTTGTTGCCTGACGTTGTTATGTTGTAAGTATACGGAATCAAAACGCCTCCGCTCGCATCGGCGGAAGAAAAAGTATAGATTCCGGTAGCGAAGTTTACGGAGTATTGACCGGCTCCAGAAGGCGTTGTCACGCGATTGAAGTGTTTGCCGGTGCCGGCGTAGACGACGCCAAGATCGTCGTTGTAATTAGTCGCGTTGGCGACAGTCACTGTATAAGGCGTCACCGCCGGAACGCTGGCGGCCTCGAGCTGGGCGACAGCAAATTGGCCGGTGGCTGGGGTGAGCCCAAAGAAGATGTCAGAATAAAGCAATCCGAGGATCTGGGCGAACTTCGCCTTACCGGTGATCTTACCTTGGCCGCGGGCTATCGCCACGGGGAACTGAAGCTGCCCGTAAAGCGGCTTGTCGGTCCAATCGAAATCAATCTGGATATCCTGAAGCACGCCGAACTGGCGTGGGCCGATCCCGGACCCGATCACGTCGCTGCGTTCGCCCCAAACCGCACCAGTGCCGAAGCTCAATTGCATTTCATGTACTCCCTTTCAAAAGCCGCTTCAGCATCTCCTTGGCTGCATGGGCGACATTCCAGGCTTGCGTATCGCGGGCGATCGCCGAGCCCGGGAAATGGTCATCCCACCAGCGTTCGATCAGCTGGTCTATCGCAGGAGCCTTGACCAGCGGTACGATATGGCTTTGATCGCTTTGATCAATATCCTCAGGAAGAGACACACTTGCTTCAGACCCTGCCACGGCCATCGGGTACTCCTACGAATAGGGTTTATTACAGCAGGAGAGAAACCCAGATTTCGGGTACTTCTCTTTGCTCTAACGTGTGTCCTCGGGTTGTGTGGTCAGACGCACAAGATCTCGACCGGGACGATCGCAATCGCCTGATCGCCGAGCACGCCCTCATCAGTCTCGACCTTTCCGGAGATATAGGCGTGCTGCACCATCGCGGGCAGTCCGAGGTTTTGAATACCAGTCGCCGGAGATGGCGCGAGAGCAGCTTCAAGCGCGTCGAGAAGCGGGTTCAGAAGCATTGCGGGCGCCAGGTAGGGATCGCTCGAATGGACATAGACGTAGAAATCGGCGTAGAGCATCCAAGCGATCGGGGATCCCAGAGCTTTGGTTACGGCGTGCCCGCCTTTTTCCGCCATGAACAGCGCAGGCTGTTCCGACGGGGCCACATCGGCCCAATGTCGCAGCCGACGATTGGCGCTGGCGAAGTTTGCAGCGCCGGCCCCGAGGGTCCAGAGCGCCGCATAGATCGATTCACGGATGATCATCGGTCCTGCTCCGATCGCGGGGACTGTAGCGACTCATCGCGACACCGCTTCGGTTAGAGCCGCCTCCACCTCTTCGCGGATCGCCGGCCTCATGTCCTCAAGCGCCGAGCGCAGAAATGAGCGTTCGGGGAGATCCATACCGCGATTGTAGCTCCGCATATTGATCGTCTTCCCCGCGATCGGTCGACCAAAGGCCTCCGTGATGCGCCGCAAACTGGCTCTGATACTTACTGTTCCAGAAAAACCGTATTCCTGTGCGCCGGCATACCTGCTGTCGCTAAAAACGCTCGCGGCAATGGCGCCGCCGTTCTGATCGATCCGGAGGTCAATGCTCGACCTCAGTGACCCGGTGCGGCTTCTGAGCACCTGCCCGCTGAGCTTGTTTTGCTGCACGTCGCGCTGGAGCTCGATCCCAAGCTGGGTGATCGCGCGCAGGAGCCCCGAATTAACCGCGTCCGGCAGTGTGCTCAGTCGCTCCAGCAACTGCTGGTCGCCAACGAGATAGGCGGTGATCACACGGCACCGGCGAGTGTCGCGGTATCTGTTTGGGTTGGTGCCGGAAACAGGAATCCGCCGATCGGGGCGACCACCCGATATGCCTGGATTAGCGTCTTTATCGAGTCGCTCATGTCCTTTTGCGAGTACGACACGGTCTCGCCACCGCCGATCGCCCGCGCAACCTCGCCAATGCGGCTGCGTTCGCGGTACCTCAGCGCCACGAGCTCGATGCAGGCCTGTGCCAGGTCCGGCGGTATTACGGAATAGCCCGCAGTGTATTGCAGGGTCACGCATCCGGCCTTGCGCGGTACCGCGTAACCTCTGATGACGAGCTGCGTCGGGGTGAAAAGGTACCCCTCTTGGATCGCGAAGTTGCTGACACCAGCGCTGCCGGGCTGCGCCGATTGGGAAAGTAGGATCGGAGGAATCGTCAGGCCGTCGACGACAACCAGGCTAACGGCACTCACCGGAAATGTCGCGAATTGGTATCGCATTTCGTACGGACTGACGGGGCCGCCGATGCCATCTCGAATCTCGATCCAGTCCTGCGAGGAGATTTGCCGATTCAACCACGTCTGAATGAATTGACTCGCGGCCGTGATTAGACGCGTCAGCAGTGCATCGTCAGTCGTCGGAAAGGCGCTCTGCCCGGTTTGCAGCCACGCCTTGACATCGGTGAGCGTTGTCAGGTCGCCAAAGCTTGCTCCGGGAGAAGCAAAGTTAGCCATCACGCATGTCCTGGCTCATGATCCGCCGCGACAGCGACGGCGCTCCACATCCTAGCGATTGGTCTCGCATTTCTAGCAATATCGCCGAGCGTTGCCATCGCCGCCTTTTCCCCATAACCGGCGGCGAGGTTTATGACTAGAATATTGACGAGCCCCTCCAACGCGGCCGGTACTCCGATACATTGAGCCGCGGAAAAAAAAGCCCGGTTGATCTCTTGCATCACCTTGAACACGGGATCATCGGAGGTGATGGCGACAGTCATAGGCTGATCGGTGGTCATCGTGTCAACCCTCGGGGCCATTTCATCACTCGCCGCCAATACATTGCGTTGCTGTGAACGACAAGCCGCCATTGTGGAACAGTTTTACGGGGCCTTGCGCAGCGTCCGCACGACTCCGTGGAAATCGTGCGGCTACCGCTCCTGCCGTGCCTAACGGCGTCCTACACCGGAATAGACGGTCGGTAATACGACCAGGTCAGAGACGCCGTTATGAGCCTGTATCAACCGTTGGCAATGTTGTAGATGACACCCATTGCGAACGGTGCATAAACGGCCAAAACTTCCTCAGCATAGACGCCGACTTGACGCTGGCGTGTGACGAGGGGCCAGTCGATTTGGTAGTAGTCTTGCCGCGTCTTAAGCTCGGCGACGTTCGGCACCTCGTTCGACTGGTACTGAATCGGCAGGTTCTCGGCCCAACCGATGATCGTGCCCGGGGGCACGCGCGGATGAATCCTGATCGGGATCCGAAGCCCGCCCTCGAGCGCGAAGGGGTTGTAGTAGAACTGCACCACCCCAGATGCAGTCACCTGATATTCACCCTGGCTCCCATCGGCCGGCGAGTCGTACCGCAGCAATGGACCCGAGGCGCTCGACAGCACCTTGCTGGTGATGTTCTTCAGCTCCTGGGAATTGACATAGAGGACGGTCGGCGATAGTTCGAAATTGTCCCACATCTTTTGGAACATCGTGTCGATTTCAACGACCGAGCCACGGCCCGACGCTGTCAGCAGCGACCCTGTGCCGGCTGTTCCGGTCGGCATGATGTTGACATAGGCGTTTGACCCAGGCTTGAGCGCAGTAGTCAGCAGCCCATCATAGGCATAGCTGGGGTTGGCTGAATTGTCTGCGGTGATCGCTGACTGTGACTGGTTACCGGTGCTGAGCGGAGCAGTGACGGCAAGGCTGTTGATCGTCGTGATCGCCTGCAAGGTCTCGGTCCCGGTCGCCGTCGAGATATACCAGGCATAGGCAACCGCTCCCGGCATGGCGGCCAAGCTACAGAAGAGGGTCTGGCCAAGGGTTACAGCCTGGCTCGCCTCTGAGCTGATATTCGACGAGCCGCCGGAGAGCATATAGCTCTTCCCATCGGCGCCCGAGACGGTCTTCGAGGTAGCAACGCCGTTCACTACGGTCGAATTCTGGTATCCTTCGAGGGTTAGGCCGACGACCTTTACGAAGTAGGTTCCCGACGGAAGCGTCGCGCCACTACCCGATGCCGACAAGGTCGGGGTAGCGGGCATGCCTAGGGACAGCGAGGCATTACCAGCGAGGATTGCCATCTCCTCCTTGAGCATCATCTTTTGCAGTAGTCGAAAGGTCATTCGCGCCTGAATATCCTCGAACTCGCGGCCCGCCGAAATCGATTCGAAGGTCGCCGCGTCCTCCTCGCCAATCGTCACGTAAGTGGCTGATTTGCTTGAGGTCGAATAAGACATTTGGCCCGAGCGTTGGCCTTCTGGTACCCAGCCCATGCAGTCGAAGCCGGAACCGATTATCGCGCTGACCTGCCGCCAATTTGTCGCCGAGCCGGTGCCGCCGCCGACGCGTGGCATCACGTTGCGGATCGGGGTTACGAACGGGTAGAGGTTCTTGGCCGGTGCTTGAAGATCATACGCGAGGAGGCCCGTCGCAGTCGAGATCGACTTGGCGAGCGTGTCATTCGGTTGGGCCAAAGCGCCCTTCAGGAGCTCCAGCGATTCCTGCGTTATCGAATTCATCGAAAGGTCCTCCCAAAGGGGGGCAGTAAAAAGCCCGGTCAAAGACCGGGCTCGGTGACGGCTTCGCGACTACAGGACAAGTTGACACTTGCGCTGTCGTCGTTATGCGAAACAGAGTTCCGCGGCGAGGCCTGAGGAAATGTGTTGGTCTGGTATCTCTCAGCGTTCGCTTGTTGCTGGACCGTGTACTGTGATCGGATTGGCGTAGCTCGCCTTGATTAGTGTGAGGGTCTGCTCCTCCTTGCTCATCTTCGCAAGTACAGTCGCTATCGCCTCCGGCGAGAGCAGGCTGCCACTGGCGCTGCCAGTATTATCGCTATCTTGTTGCTTCGACACCGAGACGGCGCCTCTGGCGATCGTCAACGGCGGAAGCGGAGTGCGGGCGATGTCGTCGACCCGCTTCGACAGCCGGTCGAGCAGTGGCACCATTTCGCTGAGCGCCTTAACCAGCGCTGTCTTTTCCGCCCGTTCGCCGGCCAGCGCCTTGGCAAGGTCTCCTGCCCGTAAAGCTTTGACTGACTCGAATTCAGTGCCCTGGCGCTCTTCCTCGCCGGCCCCTGCGGCGTTACATTCGGCGCCGGCGGCGACCAGATGACGGTGCGCTGTGCGCAGGTGTAGCATCGTTTCGACGGAATGGCGCGCACCAGCCTTTGAGACCTCTTCAGTGTTGGCGCTCCCGATAGGCGTCGGTCCCAAATTGGAACTCGGTAGGACCCCAAAACATACCATGCCGCCAGTCAGCTTGCTGATACATTCGTGAGCAATATCCATTAGGTTCTGGTGCGAGCGGTTGCGTCTGTCACCCGTCGATGCAACACTTCCCGACGCTGTTGAACTGTGCACCGTGGCATTATCACCGGGGCAGAAATCCGACAAAGGCGGACGCAACTGCGGCGCCACATGCCCAAGATCACCCGACGTCTCGAGGATCGGCGCGCCTAGCGGCACAGCGCTGGCCTTGCTCAGATGGTCGCAAGCCTCGGCAATGTGCGCCTCTTCCTGCATGGACATGCCGCCGATCTTCATGCACTTGTCGCAAGCGTAGAAGGCCATATCGGCCAGCGCTTGGTCACCTTGCGAGTGCTTAGCTTTGGCGAGAAAAGCGGCGGCGAGTTTCTGCATCTTGGGGTTCCCTGTTTTGAGGAG